TCCTTCATACGCTTTCTGTTCCATAAAGTCCGTATAGATCACTTTGCAGTTTCTGGGATCAATGCCGTTCTTTTCAAGGGCATCTAAATAACCCTGTTGACGTCTGATGGAAACGTCAGACTTTTTCCGCCCATAAACAAGAATCAGTTTCCGGTGTCCACGGTCGATCACGTACTGGGTGACCTGCTCAAACGCCTTTCTGTCATCTGTCATGACTGCCGATGTGCATGCTCCGTCCAGCTGGATATCAATGGACACACAGGGCAGGGTGGAGTGAGGCAGGCTCTTTACCAAAGGATCCGTTATCCTGAGACCCATAATTACGGCTCCAGATAATGAATATTCTCTGCAAAATGTGTCAAAATCCTTTTTTTCCTGTTCTTCCTTCCCAATGGAATACGTGGCCAGATTGATCTCATGCTTCATCATGTAGGTATAAGCTCCCTGGATAACATTCATCATAAACTCGTTAGACTGGGCCTCTTCCAAAAGTCCGCAGATGAGTAAAGCCACATTCTTTTTGTTCTTTGAAGACAGATTTTTGGCACTGGTATTGGGAACATATCCAAGTCTTTCCGCCGCCTCCACCACGCGCGCCCTGGTTTTGGCCGATACATCGCTGTATCCGTTTAATGCTCTTGATACCGTACTTACTGATAATCCCGTTTCCTGTGCCACGTCATAAATTGATTTTGCCATTCTACACCTCTTTTTCCAAAAACGTTTTTGGTCTTTGGTTTTTTTTAACACTTCTTTTTAGAAGTGTTGCATGAAATACCTATTTACGAAAACGTTTTTGATGATTACAAAATAACATTTTCTTAGGTCCGTGTCAATATATTTTATTTTGTTTGTTATAAATGCCGAATTATCGTCGTTATTTTTAGGCATTTTGTCCTCCGGGATTTGCTTGAGAAGCTTGTTCTCATTTCTTCCTACGGATGGGATCTATGCCTTTCTGTTACGAGAGATATATAAGAAAAGTACTATGAGAAAAGAAAGGGTTTGTGCAATGGCGATGCGGACAGTCAGTAGTTCATCCACGCCGGAAGCCGTAACCACATGCAAGAGATTGACCGTGGTGTTATTCATAAAATGAGCTGCCATTCCTGCCCATAAGGATCCTGTAAGCTTGTAAAGCATGCAGTACTGAATTCCCAGCAGAGTACTGGTGACTACCAGTATCAGGCCGGCCATAAATGCACCTGCCATGGACTGACTGCCGTCTATTACATTTCTTAAGGGCTGCATGATATGCCATACTCCAAAAAGAACGGAAGACAGGATACATGCCGCGAAAAAGGAATACTTTTCTTCTGCCAGCCTGACAAACTGTCCCCGGAAAACTCCCTCTTCCATTATTACATTGATCATGTTTCCTGCTATACAGATCATGATAAACAGAATGCTGCTTTGCATCCCTCTGTTGCCTAAAACGGAATAGCTGGTTACGTAAAACTTAAGTCCAGTAAAATTGCCAGCTGACAATTGAATCAGTATTTCAATTCCATAGCCTACAGTAAAAACAACGGCGCCAAGCAGCGCTCCTAACGAAATATTTCGGAGCACCTTTTTATGAGAAAAGCCGACTTCTGCCCATGAATACCGGAATAATGGCATGGAGGCCGCAAGCAGTAGAATGCCGGCCAGTTTATGTATAAATGCTTCACCGATCATCGATTGGTCAGTACGGAATATGAAATATTCTATTGTACGGAATGCAAAGCAAATGGCATAAAACATGAGAATGATTGGAATTGGGTTTCGTTTGTAATCCAGCATAGGGATACCTCTCTGACTGTTGTTTATGAAGTTGGAAAAATTCCGATGCCGCTGATCCATGGGATCATCTTCTGATGAATTCCTTAGGATGCACATAATCCGTTATACAGGCCATTTTAGCATAGTGTATGGATATTTTCCAGCATCTTTTGACGGCTTCCATAATTTTAGACGGGGCCGGATTGCCGGACTCCCGTCATTTTTTCAGACAATATGCAAAGCACCTTTTTCATCTGTGCTTAAATTTATTTTTCCGTCAAACATGCTTCCGTCTTCCGTAACCCGGTATAGCTCTTCTTTCCAGATGATCCACTGGTTTTTGGCCATAACCCCGTTGGCATTTAGATAATACCATTTACCATCTGATCCGGTCTTCCATGTATCTTTTACCATAAATCCGGCATCATCGAACCAATACCAGTTTTCTCCGTCCTTATACCAGTCGTTCGTAACATATTTCCCAGTATTCCCTAAGTAGAATTTCCAGCCGCCCTCTTCTTCGATCCAGCCGGTTTTATGCAGCGGTTCTTCTGCCAGTGCTGCTTTAAAGCCGTCCCAGGTATGTTCGGTATGATTGTATACATAAGGATTGGGACAGATTTTTCCCGTTACATCATAATGGCGGATTACATGATCCGCCGGAACGTTGTACTGTTTCATCAGTTCTTTTGTCAGCTGGGCCGCGGTTTCTACTGTTGCATCTTCAAAATACCAGTCTCTGCTTGTATCTGACTGGCTGCCTTTATTCCTGACACAAAGCTCTATTCCCAGGCTGTTGCTGTTGCGGCATTCCGGATGGGTATATGTTTTTGCTCCGCAATGCCATGCAATATCTTTGTCCTCAACGGATTGCCATATTTCTCCGCTGAATCCGACAAAATAATGGGCGCTGGCCCCAATGTATTGGGAGGCGTAATATTTGCAGTTTGCTTCTGCTCCTCCAAGAGCTCCTACATAGTGTATTACAATATATTTTATCCGGTCGATCTGACCGTTGCTGTAGTTGTATGGTGTCAATAGTTTTTGAACTTCCATATTAAATTCCTTCCCTTAGGCCCACAAAACCCATCTCGTCTGCATCAAAGGATTCCCTGAAACGTTCAATCTCCGTGTAATCGGAATTCTTTAGATTTTCCTGTATTCCCAGCAGTTCTATGTTTGGCATAGTTTCTGTTGCTTCGCTTTTAACCATTAATTCACCTTGTCCTTTTTGTATTATTATATGATGGATGGGGTGGGAATGTACCGGGGGGAGATGGGCTTTAATTGTGGTTATGATGGTTGCGATTTTTTGTTTAAAATGTCTATGGCATTAATTATGGCTGCTGGGAGAGGCAGGCCCATGAGGCCTGCATTTTCTACGATGGATATGAGCTCGTTTGCCATAAAGCCGATGATGACTGTGTCGCGTATGTAGTGGGTGCCTAGGGAGAGGTCCAGGCGGTGGGCGATTAGTACAAATAGTAAGGTCATGCATTTTCTGCAGAGGCCTTTTCGGCCGGCTTTGGATTCTAAGGTGCCGGTTTTTGTTTTGGTACTCCTCTTGAAGATCCCGGCCACGGCCAATCCGGAAAGAAAATCAATGACCATAAAAAGCATTAATGTTCCTATCCCGGTATCCCACCCTCCAAATAAAGATACTATAAAGCTACCTGCCACCCCCGTGGCTGTACATAATGTATTTTTCATTCTCACTTTCCTAACTCTTCCAATATTCTTTTCCAATGATCTCCTGGAACTCATCTGCATTGATCCAGCGCTCCACGGCATTCCACACCATTATCTCTGACCACAGACCGACATCGTAATATCTCTTCACCTGTTCAAACTTTTTACTCATGACCTACCTCCACTTCAATACCGGACATCATGGACAGGTACGCTATTTGTGCATTAAGCGCCTGTACCTGTTTTTGGGATTCCTCATATTGATTTTGGATTAACGTAAGCATCTTGTAATCTATGAAGGGATAACAGGCATAACCAATAAAATTTTTATCACCAGACTCTTCTAATTTATATAGCAATTCTCCGGTTTTTTCATCTCTGGCATTGCTTCCATCTTTATTAAACAGCATCTCGTATTGAGGTTCGTATTTATACCCTTGAATGCAGGAAACGCACAAATCTCCAAACATCTCTACTCTTGTTCTTTCGACCTCAAATAAAAGTGAATAGTTTTCTGGTTCTACATCTAATGCAATAATTTCATATTGTTCATTTACATATATCTTCATATAGTCTCCTTTCATTAATATGAATGGCATAGTTGGTACATTTAAGAGCTATGTACCAATAGCCACCAACCTCTATTTTAGAGGGAATAATATAGCTGGATTCCAAGCTAGTGGCTCCAATGGATTGTATTTGGTTAAGCTAAAACCAATTAACTTAACCAAATTCTTTGAATTGCCCCATCAAAAGATGTACCTGACTTAGTGTAAAAGTATATCCCGATTTTTACAACCATTTGTATTTGTGACAAAGGGATACTCATTACTTTATCTACTACATACGTATTCGCAGGATGCGAAACTAAACCAAGTTGACTGTTGTACAGAGTTGCTCCAGGCTTAACTATTGCTAAATTAAAATTCTCCCCAGAATTATCTGTTTTAGTTAAAGCAAATTGAATATTAAGATATGATTTCCCAGTTAAATTAATGTTGTCTACTGACATTGAAGCATGAGATCCCCAAGATCCAATCCCTACACCCGAATAATTAATCTGCCCAGTTTCAAAAGAGAAATTAGTTCTGTCGGTTGAAGTAAATCCTGCTATATTATTCCCTCTTACATAAAGATCATTGGCTGTTGGTACATAGCCCTCAAATGTACCTACTATACCACCTATGTTCACACCCTTTTTAATATTCCATGGCTGATATTCTGGAATATTCGCCTGAATCCAGTTGACACCGTTTAAGTAATGTCCATTCCTGATTCCTAGATTTATGGTTCCCGCCCAATTACTCATACCAGTGGCCCAAGCCCGGTCAGTGCCGGAAACGTCCGCTCCTTGAATAGGTATAGTTCCCGTAACTTTACTTCCATTCGCCCAAGCTGTCTGCCCACTTAAAATCTTTGCAGATGTAGCCGTTGCACTGGTCTGGCTTACCAAACTATTAGCAGCCACCTTACCTCCCCCATTATGGAATCCGGCGGGTACTGTATAGGAGGCATCAGCATTCAAACTTATGGATACAGCTCCATGATTTACCATGGAACCTTTTTTCTTTATCTTAGGATTCGTATTATAATATGTTTTTCCTTCCAGTACCTGACTATCTGATACGTCACCAGTAAGTTCTAATGTTCCTTCTACCACTCCATCATCGGAATCAGCTGTAATTGCACTATACCCCTTTAATACTTCCGCCTTTGTGGCTGTACATTCATCAGAACTTACTCCTGATCCACCACCTCCAGCAATAATTACTTTACCCATTATCACTCACCCCTCTCAAATACACACTAAAATCTTCTGTAGGCCTTTTCTCTCCGCAATAAAATATGACATAGTCATCTTCCGATTCACCGTCTGTAATCATACTGATCAGTTTCCTTTTTAGCTTAACTTCTGCAGGAGTTAAGTCCTTTGGAGTACAGGGATGAACAGTTGGATTATCAGATGCCTTAACTCCAGGCACCACGACCTTTTGACTATATGGAGCCTCCCTACTCCACCCTGTAGCAGGGAGATTAACCAAAACTGGCTGCTGACGCCTTTCCTCCTTCACCTTATTGTAAAATGTATTGTTCAATAACTGTTCAATTACAACTGCCATCTGATCACCGTCTGCATCCGTATCTCTGGTCCAATGCTCCACCTCCAGTGTATATTCCGGTGGATTTTTTATTTTACAAAATTCCATTCCATATACCTCCTTTTGTTAAAATACTTCATCCATATCATAAATCTGAGGAATATCAGCATCTTTCCCCTTTCGTAAAAATGTCCGATAAGCCACCAAATCTCCATCTTCATCAAAGAGTCCCATTTCTGATATTTCCTTACCAGTCAGATCTCCCGCTTCCAAAGTTGCGGTATACCGGCAACTGGTATGATCCTCACTTACATACACATAAGCTTCTACGTCCTTTTTCATAAGTTCATTATAAAGCCCAATTTCATTTCCCGTGGTGTTTTTAGGAGCCCCCGCTTCATTCACCCCTCCGTCACCCCAGGCTATCTTTGTGATTTTCGGCAACCGCTGGTCTCCGGCATGTGCCTCGCATAATTTTTTTCTGGCTATTACAGTCATAACACCGTTTGAACTTTCTGCCATATTCTTTCTTCCTTTCATTATTCATTATTTTTTCATATATTGATTTACAATACTGACAGTCCACTATTTAAAGTTCTGTTACCATTCAATTTCCACTCCGAGGATAATCGATTTACACTTGTAACTCTCACACTTGAACTTACATACTCTCTAACCTCAGCTTTTAAATGCATTGCATGTTCTATCCCAGCCATCGAAACCACACGTCCAGAAAATCTCATTCTTTTTTCCGTGTCAATATTCACTAATACGGAAAAAATCGTATGCCACTGTTCTTTCAAAAGTACACTTTCCGGTATTTGTAGTTCCCATTTTTGCTTTACTGGATAAAAATCTATTTTTTCATCACTGTCATATCCACTTAATCTTTTACCATCAAGCTTCCAAAAACCATCCAGCTTTAAATAAGGAGTATTGAGGCGAGGATAAAACTTCCCTCTAAAACGAACCACATTCTCAAGATCAATCTCACAATTGGCCTTGGATTTTATTACAAATGCCACATGTTCCAGCCAAGACCGGGCATTTTTATAAAGTTCTATTTGCCTTTTAACTTCTAATCCATAACCTAGCGGTATTTCATGTTCCCCCACCTGAACCAGCGCTTTAAAATAGTATGGTTTTCCTCCATATTGAAACCATTCTTGTATTTCTCCGCCATCCAGTGCTGTATCTAAAAATTCTTCCAGAACCCCCGGTGTACCTGCATGCATATACCATGCAGTTGTCTGTGTGATCAACTGCTCCTTCAACTTTCTCGGCATCGTCTGATCATAATATTGGGTATTCAGTTCCAATGCGAGAAGATCAAGGACTGACTCAGGCACCTTACTTAATTCTCCATATATATGGCTCGCTCTGGAAAATTCCTGCAGCTTTTTCATCGCCTGACCTACTGCAAAACTGATTGCTTTTGTTTCCGGAGAAATCAGATTAAATGGCATGATATCTTTTATTTCACCTTTATAAAAATCAATCATCCTTTCTTCCTCCGTAAATCAGGGCTATGTTGCCTGGAACCGCCATCCCAGAATCTGGTATTTCCGTAAATATCGGCTTTTGTACTTCAACCATCTTCACTCCCGCACCCATTACAAGATAAATCAGTTCTGAAGGATTAATATCCCTGCCTACCTTCTTCTGCCATGCTATGTAATTATCACAAGCAGTCTGGACAGCCGCCTTTATGGTTTCTTCCTTATGACTGTCTTCATTGCGGATATAATAAACAAGTTCGATATCATATTCCATTACTCTGGGTTTTTTCACAACAACATGGTCTGTTAAAGGTCGAACATTGCTTTTTTCCAGATACTCTTCTAACTTTTGAAGGAATCCGTCATCAGGAATCGTTCCATCCGCCATAGTCACGTAAATATCCACTTCACCAGGATTTTCTGAAATAATCCGGCATTCCCCTACCGAAGGGCTGAATGTCTTTACCCAATACTCATAAGCACGCTCCGGTCCTGCCGTAGAATAACTGACCGGTGCCAAATAAATCCGTTCTACCAACTCCTCATCGCTTTCCCGATTTGCACCTCCGCTGGCCTGAGTCAAATTGGATACCTTAAGAGTATAAGGGAGCAAGTCAGTGAGTGTCCTGATTTCACCGGGTAAATAACCATTTCCCTTAACTCCGGTGGTCTGGCACTTTGAAGGAATATCAGCATAAAGCTGTCCTGGCATTATTTCCCCTTTTTCCGTAGTCTCAAAATACAGCTCCGGACCTTTTACTCTGGTCCCTTTTGGAATCACAACCTTTCTTTCAACTACAGCCGATAAGGTAAATCGTATCATTGTGCGTGCAGGAGTTGCCTCATTCCTTTTTACCTTCTTAAAGGCAGCCAGATTGTCCAGAAATTCGCCGGTACTGTACTTTAGTAATCCCATTTTTCCCGCTCTGTCTTCATATTGGTATCCCTGGTAAATAGCAACCGCACAGGAATATAAAATCAGGCGGTATGGATCTGCCAACGCCAGTGAGATCTTTTTACCAGTCAGCTCATTATACTTTTTCTCATAATCATCTATGAGCCTGGTCTGAATGTCCGAAAAACTTGTATCTTCAATAAAACTGACCTCCGGATAATCGGAAAATCTGTTTTTAATGTTTTCCATTAAAGTTCCTCCTTTCCTTTAAAATATATGTGAGGGGCCAACATTCCCTCTTTCTGCTCAAATACAATGTCGTGAATACTTACTCTTGACTCATATCGCTCCAACTTTTTTGTCGCTTCCAGAAAAAACAGGCTTTCCGCTGCTTCCGGCATTTCATCCAAACATTCCCAGGAAATACCAAATTCTCTGTCGGCAGGTTGAGCGCCGGCCCTAGTTCCAAACAGAGTGGTCAGATTACGCTTTAGTTCCTCTGCCTGCTCTCCATATACGTCCAATATGGACAATTCATATCTTTCCATTACCGCCTCCTCACAAATATTCCTGTAACGTCAAGGTAACATTGGCACGGTATAATTCTCCGCCTCTTAAAATAATTTCCCAGGCCTGAGAACATTTCGTTATCACCCATTTGTTTTTCCCTACCAACTGCCTTCCTATGACCAGTTCATTGGCTTCCCCTGACTCTGTCATTCGTTCCATGATCCCTAAAAGCATCCTGGGTTTTACTCCTAGAGATGCATCCAGAGTTATATCAAAAGTTACTGTCTGCAGATCAGCCCCGCCAAATTCGGACAACGGCTTCTGGCCGATACGATTCATTGTATTCCATGAAGCTGATATCTCTCTTCTCATGTTTTGAAATGTGAGAACCCTGCTGTCATTCACCCGAAAGCGCAATCCCCCTAAAAGTCCAATCATTCTTCCAGTCTCCTTTCCAACGCCTCCAGCCTGCTTTTCATTTCCAATATCTCTGTCAAAGTAACTATACCTGATTCACCTTCTAAACTAATTTGCGGGGAGTGGATTATAAAATTGCCTTTCTGAAGCATTTCATAGGAGTCGCTTTCCAGATCTTTTTTGTATTCTGCCTGTTTCGGCGGCTGATCTATATCGTTCCAGAACCCCCCCAATACCACACCTGAACTGGTATCATTGGATAAATGAAGTACAAGTACCTGGTCATTGACTTTAGGAAGTTTGAATTCCTGGTGAAAATGAAACAACGGCAATTCGGAGGTCGTGCTGTCTTTATCCGGATAATATACTCTTACTAAACCTTTTTCCGGGTTTATCGAAGAAATCCGTCCAACCCGAATCACATCCTTCATACTTTTCCTCCTCTCATGGTATTAAAAGTGTTAAGCCCGGATAGACCCAATACCCATTATTAGAATTCGCCCTTCCACGCCGCTTTGCTTCCGCCTCAATGATCTGCTGATTAGCCTCGTATATCTCCCTGCATCTTGTTCCATCACCATAAAAAAGTTTTGCAAGACTCCATAAACTGTCACCTTTCTGTACCGTATAATTATTTACCTCTTTGCTGCTTACGTCTGTCTTCGCTGCATTTCCCTTCTGATCACTGTCTCTGGAAATAAAGCTTAAACTGACCTGCATATCATAGGCTCTGTCTGACAGGCTGTGGGAAATCCTTTCTATAAAATATTTTCCATCCAGATTCCCAAAACCTGACAGTTGTACATTGGCAGTTGCATACAAAGACATTTTTGGCGGAATCGTCAGCTTCATGGTTCTCTCTTTTCTATTCGCGTTCCTTAAAATGCTTTCTCCGATCCGTCTGGCATCCGCCTCATTGTCCGCCTTCTGGCTTGTTTTATAAAGCCGTTCTTCTGTTCCCACCATGATTTCAACTGTTTGACTGTTGTTGGGATTAGTATAACTTACCTTTACTCCAGTGTAGGTTCCCTGCATGGTGCTGTTATAAGACCATTTTGAAACCATTTCAGGTACGATCGTCAAAACCGGCGGCTTGTCAAAATATTGTTTTAAGTCCCATATAACCAGTCGGTGGGAATAGATTTTCATTCCTAATCCATACCTTTCACAAAGACTTTTTAAGAAGTCACTGTCCGGCTGATTGTCCTGCTCTGTTTTTGCTACCTGGATATCCTCTGATTCATAAACCAGCTCCAAACCGTACTTTTCTGCAATTTCAGAAGCAATCAGCCTTACGGTAGCAGCTTCCCAAGTTTTTGTATTTTGTGTTTCTTTAAAGCCGGTATCCACCGGTGCTGAGACCCCATTGATGGAACAGGAAAACGGAGGGCAGGAAAAAGAGAAATCATCTACCAGGAAAGCACCGCACATCACAGTCATTTTCTCTCCCTCATAGTTCCAGTTTTCAAGAATGATGGAAGGGGATATCTTGTCCCCTTTTTCCGGCAGCCAGGTTCGGCTCCATTTTAAATCACGGTCACTTAATGAAATGGATATACTGTCGGACTCATCAACGGAATCTTCATATGAAAAACTCTCTATGTATACAGATAAGTCCTTCCATATCTCCACTCCATTGTATACAACGCTTAAATATTTCTTTCTTGGATTGCTCATATAATATCCCCCCTTTCATACCTAATTTAACATTGCCTATCGTCTCCATTCCGGTATCCCCGCGGCCTCCCTATCAGGAAGGCTTGGGGTATTTACAACAATTCCAGCCGGAAATATGAAATGATCCAACAAATTAAAATTGTTTTTCATTAAATAATCAAGGTGCTTTTCGGCTCCATATACCTTTTTCGCAATGGTATCCCAGGTATCGCCCTGTACTGTATTATATATTTCCATCATCATGCCTCCTAAAATGCCACTCGGAACCGCTCATGCTGAAACTGCATAGCCCAATCCTTAAACTGCTCATAGGTCATCCGAACCGCACCCGATGTTTCCTCCTGAGACGCCCGGTTTCCGTTAATGTAAATAGTTGGGCTGAATACTGGTGCAAAGGAGGAATTTCCTTCGTTTAAAACCGGGGAATTAGATGAAACCATTGTTTCATACATTCTGCCATAATTATTTTCTTCATAAGCTCCAATTAATCGGCCGGTTTCCTGCCAGAGGGTTCTTGTACGTTTGGAATTATTTATTGGAATTGCCATTTCAGGCCCTTCTTCTGCAAACCAGGAAAGTGTTGGCTGTCTTATTAATCCGCCTTTTGCATTGTTATCAGGCTTTTTTCCCGTGATTACATCAAAAGGTGAATTATAAACATATGTCCCCAGCTGCAGTTTTAGTTTATTTTCATCCGCTTCGCTCATAGGCGGTAAATTTAATTTGACCTTAACTTGCCCCTCAATTGCCATATTACTAAATTTATCATTGGCTGTTGTTTCAGCAATATTATAAAGTCTCTCAATTGCATCTCCCACCGCAGGACCATTCTGATCTAGATATAATGCAATCTCCGCTGGGATTTCAGCTCCTTTTTCCCGCATCTGCTCTATTGCCTTTCTATATTCAGGGTCAGCCCCAGCATTTATTGCCATCATCTGCCAGATTGCATTTTGATCGCCAGCTACAGCTCCTATAAAGGAAGCATCTGATAATTGCTTAGCGATTGATTGGGGAATTTCTTCTCCTTTCTCTAAAAAGCCTTGCACCATGGACTGCAGTTCCGCATAATCAGATTCCATACCTTTCCATAATTCGGTAATACTCTCCCTGGATGTTTTATCCATCTTATTAAATCCCATTTGTTTCCAAAGTACATCTGTATCAAATGCCAAAGCGGAGTTATCACTCTGCCCTATATATTCCATTGCTGAATCCAAACCTTCTTTAACGCCTGGAATTGCCTTTGATATTTTATCCTGGTATGCTTCTACTATTGAACTTGTAGAAAATGACAAACCTCTGGCCTGATAATCCATTTCCTGCTTATGGGACTGATCTTCGATTTCCTGTTTCTTTACATTATATTGGGAAGTAGTAATCTCTCCACGCTGAAACTGTAATTCCAAATCTCCAAGGTTCCAATCAGTCACCTGCATTAATTCTTCACGTTCTGCATTTAACTGCTCTTTTATTTCAACCTGCATATTCTTAAAGGTGTCCGAATCCAGTTCTTTTCCAGAATATTGCATTTTGATTCTTTGAATTTTACCCTCAGTTTTCGCCCTCACGACCTGATCAGTAATATCCGATAGCTTTTGCTGCAAGCCCTGTATAATTTCCGCTTCATTAGAATCAATAATTTCATCAGTCATTGCTGTTTCATAAGCTTCGCCCAAACGTTTTCCTAAGTCAGCTACCTCACTATTAATGGAGGCATACATGGAATTAAACCCATCGACTAACTGCTTACCAGTTTCACTGTTTGAACCAAATAATGCCTGTACATTAATATTGGCACTATATTGCGCTTGTTCCACAATATTGATTGCACCCTTTATCATTTGATCAAGGGCAGATGAATATGCTTCTTTATCGCTATCATCAAGAGCTATCCCAATACCGATCTTCCAATTCAGTTTATCCAGGCCTTCACTGGCTTCATTAAAATCACCGGCTAAATCCTTGATTTTTTCTAATTCGCTGAAAGCTAGCGACAAGCTATTTAGATTTCCGTTATCCAGAATCATTCTGGCCGTTTTCTCCAGTTCGCTCATAGAGAGGCTGATG